CATCTTTTTTCAAAAAAATTTTTTTCAAAAAAAGTTTTAAACCTATTAGGGGGAATCCCTGATGCCTGATTCCTGCCACATTACTCATGATTTTTGGCTAGTTTACTACGTTTTTCGTAAAATAGGTCAACACGTTTTAACCATTCCCACATGAATTTCTGGAACTGGTTTCCGGACATAGTAAATTTTTGAAAGTAATTATCTTTAGTACACATTAGAATCGTTCCAGACTGTATCTTGGTACCGTAAACTTGGTTATGAGCTATAGCATATGCAGCAAGTTGTAAAAAATAGTCATCAATCCACTCGATACGTTTAGGTTTGTTAGATTGTTTGAAATCCATGGCGCTTTCGCGTCCCTCATATACACCTATCAGATCACTGGCACCTGCATACAATCCTGGATAGTGTAAACACACCTCAGTACCCCATATTTCCTCCATATAGCCCTTTAGACCTTGATCTATGATAGTTTGTGCCATCTTATCAGCCTGTTGACCAAGATCAGTCAGATCCATGTGTCTCTCGTCCAGCAAATAGCATTCAAGTAACTTATGCATGATTGATCCACGGTTGGCTGCTTCATTCTTAATATTCTCAGCAGACTTGGCTCCAACTCTTTGTTTCCATTTATCCAAACTTGCCTTTTTTTCGTCACTTTGTGTAGCTTGCAGTATAGTAGTCACACTTGGTAATTTTTCGTCACTTATAAGATAGTGCCGTTCACCTTCTATGGCTTCACGTATAGTTTGAGGGTATTTAAACTTTTTATTCCATTTCAATTGATTGTCTCCTTTTCTTTTAAACCATGATATATTTCATACCAGGCCTTACAATGTTCATTCATACATTCATACATACTAACGATATTGTATTGATCATCATCTTCAGTATCAAAGTCATTATTCCATCTTAGATCAGCACCACAATGAAAACACTTCATCTTAAATTTCTTTCTTCTTTCATTTTTAACATCTTTTTACACATATCAAATGTAACTTGGTTTTTTATTTGGTTACACCCACCACAACAAAACACTATGTTTTCTTTAGTGTACGTTAAAGTATTATCTAGTCTATCAATAGAAAAATTAGTAGTAACAGGGTTAGATTTTTTTCGGTGCCCTTGACCAATTATACATCCATTTTGATGTCTAATGTAAGTCCAAGGTTTCTTACAATATTCACATAATCTACCATCCGTATGGGGAAATTTTTCTTTCATCTTTTGAATGTATAAAATTAATTCTTCCCAAATTTCTTGTCTATTAATTAAAGGAACTAATTTTCTTTTTTTTATATCACTAGGTAAAAATATTCTTCCTATTGTATTAACTAAAAAACCACGCTCCGAACTATTATATTTTAATACAGTAACAGCGTTATATGTTTTTCTCATAATTTAAAGAACGCTCCTTTCGGGTTCAAAAGATTTCAATACTTCTATTTTTTCTTGAGCATCAGCTATTTTTTGTACTTGTTTATCTATCTCTTCAATAAACTGAGGATGTTCTCCTATTCCTACTGAGTTGCTAAGATACACATTTATTGTAGCGTCTGCTTCAGCTATTATTGCTTCGTATTTTTTTTCAAGTGCTTCTAACATTGCTCTTTTCATCTGTATCTCCTTTCTGTCTTAGTTTAGATTGTAAAAAAACTTTTTGTTTGGTTAACATATCAATTTCACCATTTAGTTTTTCAATTATTCCATTAAGTTCTTTAACAAGTTTTGTCTCCAATATTAATCTTTCTGTACTCATTGTTATTTCTCCTTGTGAATTACAACTCGGACACTGCTGTATGATTTCCACTGGATTCTCGATTGATTCCTTTACTTTGATATAACCGTTTCCATGGCATCGTTGGCATATTGTCTTTGTCATAATTTTTTTCCATATCATTTAAAGTTTTAATTATTTTTTTTCTAACTAAATTATGATCTAACTCTGCGTACTCACATATTTTAGCAAAATCAACATTAGGTAAAGTTACATAATCTAATTCATGGAATCTTTTATTTTTATAAAAGTCACTAAATTTAATTATGTTAGACTTAACCTTAATTGCATCAGAGATTGCAACTATTAATACGTTTCTCCATAAGTTTTTAACTGGATTGAATGTATCAAATTCAACTAACGCTTTTTCGTAATTTGCCATTTAATTTCCTTACTTTCTCGTTGATTAATATATCTAAAGTTTTAGCTCTAGACACCTCTACCTCAGGTACTATGACCTTGCGGATCTTATCTAATTTGTCACAACTATCATGTGATAATGCAACAGATTTATATTTATTTATATCAGTCATTATGATATCCTTTCATTATTTATAAATAATAATATAGGATTATTATATTTTTTTACAAGGTTGTCAATGAAGTTTTTTTTAACATTATATGTTTGTTCAATAGTCAATCAGAACTGCGCTGAAGTGCCTGTTCAAGATCATAATTATAATAGATTTTATAAAACACATTACGAGTGTGTACAGAAAGGACTAGGTGAGTCTTACTCTGTATTATTTGATGGTGAGCATTTTACTGCAGATGTAGTAAATACTATGGAATTATATCCTAAATTTATGTGTGAGAAGGTGGAGGAGCCAAAGGTTCCTGAGGAACCTGTTTAATTTATCCTTTACCTTGGCCTTTGTAACGTCGAGTACGCTTCTGTCTCTTTTCATTCTTATTTAAAGATTTCTTATGTTTTCGAGGTCCACGTTTTTTAGGCTTATCTCTTGTTTCAAATGATTTAAACTTTCTAGCCACTACTTACCAACTTTTCTCATGGCTTTCGAATGACTTTTTGAAAATGACATTCCCTTTTTCATGTCTTTTTTCATTTGCTTCATATGCTTTGCAGTATGATGTTTTTTATGTTTCTTTAAAATCTTTTTTTCTTTTTTATCTATCATTTTATATAGTTCTCCTTAATCCATTTTTTATCTGTGTCATCTAATTTTAAATATCTAATTCTGCCGTTGATATGTTGTTTAGTATCATGACCACAATTAGTACATCTATAAAATTCTGAAACAATTGCAACTAAGATTGCTTGTTCCTGACATTCTTCACAATGTCCATGTACTGTATCTATATTTTTAAATGCTGCTATTGCTTTTTTATCTATTATACTCATACTAGATCTACTGCCTTTCCTATTATTGGTTTATATTTAGTTTTTTTATCTTCTCTATATGCTCTTAAATATTGATGTCTTGGATTAAATGGTACGTAACTTGCATGAATCCATCCAGAGTTAGGTTCTCCCGGCGTGTAATATTCTAAAATTAATTGATCTACTTCACAGTTCATTTTAACCCAGTCTGCTACTTCAGCGTTGTCGACTCCAAGACATTCGAAATCAACCGCTTCAGCTTTTGCATGTTGTGAATTGATCGAGCTGCCGATGGCAACACACAACTCAGGGCTACGATAACCTGAGGTCACCTTTACTCTTCCAAACTGATCACGTACTGGCTGTAAAATATTTTCACACACTGCTTTTAATTTATCTATTTGATCAGCGTTAGGTTCGTTATCAATACCTTTACGTATAGCTGTATCTGATTTCGTTAATTCCTGAAGGGAAAAATTTCTAGAAAGTTGCATAATAATTATTCTAATATCAAAGCTTTAATATATTTTCTTCCTTGATACAACTCTATTTTTGCCTTACCCTTATAGCATTTGTAGGTTACTGATTCACTAAACTGCCTTTCCGCGTGGCGCTTGCCTCTGAGGCAATGAGCCATATTTTTTTGCACCAAGTGTTCCTTAATTTCTCCGTTTACAAACATCAAAAGTGCTACCACTAACTCGGTCAATGTGTACCTCCATTGCCATTGTATTTAAAATCTCTGTTTTGATCTTTTAATTTCTCTATATCAACTAAAACTTTTTCCATTTGTTTTGTTAAAAATTCTATATTTACTTTGTTTAATGCCATTGACTCTATGTGTTCATTTAAACGATCGGTGGTTTTATAAAGATCCTCAATCATCATGTACTGCTCAGAATCCGCGGGCAATGTACCCATCTGTCCTCTTGGCCATTTAATTCTAAACTCTGAATTGTTTTCTACATCTTTAGACATTAGTTCTAATTGTGTAGCCATCTTGTTTTGTTTTTCAATAATACCAAAATAAGCCCAAGTTCCGACAGCGACCATAATAATCAAACTAGCAACCGTTTTCATCGGCATCTGCACGGCGGCCTCCTCAGAAATTCTTAATGGTTTATTGGACATGTGGACCTCCACAAAAAGCTAATAAAACTAACATTACTATTAATAGACCTGTAAAATAATAATTCATCCTACAATACTCCATTATATTAACCCACTAAAAAATAAATTATTTTTCTCCACCAACTCATTTTAACTTTAGGTGGTTCAATAACACACTGACATTTTTTTTTTTCAAATTTACAATCTATACATATATTTAAACTCATTTTTTCTCCTCAATATCATAAAACATTTTATCTGAATCTTCTGTTATCCAATCAGATCCTTCACAATCCCAATAAGTATTTTGTACACTATAGTCAGGCCAATCATTATCCGTTGTATAACTGTTCACATGCCAAATAATTCTATTGTTTGGCTGCGCTGCATAATTACCGTTTTTCAACGCTATTATGTGTGCACACTTGTGCTCTTGCGGAATTTCAGAATGTTCCGTATCTAGTATATTAGTCTCTGGATGCGCCCAGTCAATAGTAAATAAATATTGCCCTGGATAGAATTTTTTATCTTTTCCTAAAAATTTACCTTCTATACCAGCCAACCAATCAAAACGATGAATACTAGGATAATAACTAAAGCAGTTCCACAGTTCGAGTTGATCCACTCGCATATCAGGCACGTCTTTTCTTTCAAATTCTTTTTGAAAGAATGCTGAAATAGGTAACCTATAAAAGACTGCACCATTTGGTAGCATGCAATGAAATAAGATTGCGCGACCTGTAATAGAGCTAAGGCCAAAGATAACACAGTCACTAGACTGTTCTTTATTTTTTTTAAGATCATAGAGATACTCCCTTCTTATTTTACAATAAATCGGCGGTATGTTAGCATTTAAATAAGCCATAGTACATTACTTTATTTCTCCCCAATTAGGACCGGATTCGTAGTCTACTTTATTTGGTACTTCTAAGTCAACTGCATTTTCCATAATGGTTTTTATTTTTTTAGCTTGTTCTTCTGACTCAATAGAAAAATCTAACTCATCATGTATTTGTATGTGAGAGAGATATCCATTTTTGTATAAATTTACCATTGCTTTTTTTGTCATATCCGCAGCACTACCTTGAATTAATTTATTTAATGCTTTGTATGTAAAAGCTCTACGTGTTGGATTTTTATGCCAATAATTTTTTTTAGATTTACCATCTTTATCTTTAATTATATTACCTTCAAAATCTTTTAGTATTGGTCCCATTTCCTGTAATTCTTTCATGCGTTCTTCATCTTCTGCTGGTATGTATTTGCCCCAATCACTACCTTTTAGTATAGGTTCGTATTTAGGAAACCTACAACGTCTTTCAAGCAGTGTTTTTATTTGTCCTTTTGTTAAAGCTGCGTTCATTACTTTATTCATTAATTGTTTTACAAAAGGCGCTCTGTCGTGATATTTTTTAAAAAGTTCATCAGCTTTATCTTTTGTTAAATCTAATTCATTCATTAATTTTGCTTTACCCATACCATAAAACAAACCAAGATTAATTGTCTTGGCCTGTGATCTAGGTATGTCTGCCATTTCAGCTACAATTTTGTGAAAGTCTGTTGAAGGATCATTTTCGTATGAATCTGCAATATCATTTACGGATGGTAATTCAAACTTTAAAGCATAATGTGCAACAAGCCTTGGTTCCTGTTGCGAGTAGTCAAACGTACCCCACTTGCTACCCTCCTCAGGTATAAATAAACTTCTAATTAATGGCCCTGTATCCGGATCTCTTGCCGGAATCTGTTGTAGATTAGGATTAGAGTAACTAAATCTACCTGTAACTGTACCACCATCATCAGAACGAATTTGATTTATATCTGCATGTATTCTACCTTTATGTTCATGTTTAATTATTGAATCAATAAATGTAGTTCTAACCTTGTTTATTTTTCTAGCTTCTGCTATCATACGTACTACAGGATGTTTATGTGTAACAAGAAAGTTTTTAGTAAATGATGGTTCACCAGTTTTTTCAGTTTTCGAATAAGTTAAATTTAATTTATCAAAAAGCGGTGCAATACTTCTTGCTGCCATTAACTGAATGTCTACTCCTGTTTCTATTTTTATTTGTTGTAATAGGTTTTCTTCTTTTACTGCCAGTGCTGTTTTCAATTGATTGGCTTTCTCAACGTCTACCCGCACCCCTAGGAAGCGCATATCGACCAGACAAGGAAACAGATCAGTTTCTAAATTAAATATTTTTTGTAAATCGTCTTCAATAATTATTTTTTTAAATTTTTGCCAGAGTTCTAATGTAAGTGATGCATCTTGTTCTGCGTATGATCCAACTTCCATTGCCGGTAATCTCCACATTTCTGCTTTTGCATCTAGTCCTCTTTCTTTTGCAGCTTCTATTAGTCTTGCTTCATTTTTACCTTTGTTAAGATAAGCCCAGGACATAGTATTTAAGGTATAAGAGAATCTATTCTCATCAATTAATGATGCTGCAATCATAGTATCTACCACTAAACCATTGATTTTTATACCTAAATTACGTATCCAACATACGTCATACATTGCGTTATGAAATATTTTTGTAGCAGGTGATGAACATACATCAGTAAACCAATTTAAAACTTTTTTACTATCTAAGTTTGGACCAATCTCATGAGCGATAGGAAAGTAACCTTTCCAACCATCAACAGCAACAGCTATACCTACAACTTCACCATTACCTATTATGGCTCCTGAACCCAGTTTCTTTAAGTCTGGATCACGTGTCTCTAAGTCAATTGCAATTTCATTTGCTGATCTTAGATCAGGATACTCTGTAGGCACTAACCATTCTGTTTGAGGTATAATCATTTCTTTTTAAGATCTTTCATTGTTTTAATTTCTAATTCACAGTAATGAATTATTTTTTCTAAGTCTTGTATCCCCGCCTTGTTCTTGTAACGACAAACATACTTTATAACATTTCCCTGAAAAAAGGAAAGGTCGTTTTTAGAAATAAATTCATAAGGTTGAATGTGAAAGTCTTTGTAGTGACTCCCACCTATTTGTTTATCTTGTGGAAATGAATCTTTAAATATATCTTTGTGTGTCATTTTAATACCTCCATTATGTTGATGACAAAAAATGTTAATGTTATAGTTATAAATATATCTGATGTAATTATTCTCATAGTTGATACCCCGTTCTTTTTATTTTTGCTTTTAGTTTATATAGGTTATTTCTTGCTCTTGTGGTTCCTACGTACCAGACTCTATGCTCTTCGTCATTTTTTTCTTGACTTCTTTTAATAGATTTAAGAATTTTACTTCCCATATCTAA